TTTAAAAAAGTCGTAAGTCCTATTGCATACGGATTAGCATATAAATCGAAGCTTGGAACTACAGAGTATCAACAACTTTATGCTGAGGATGATGTTATTAAATATTTTAATAATAAACCATCGCTCACGATTCCTAAAAGCATTGTAGAACAAGCGGATAAGACAGATTTAGATACATTATTTGAGTGGGGGAAACAAGAATTTTATCAATGGTTCAATCATGAACAGGATGAATTTATGCCTGTCATTTATGCCTACCTCGCAGGCAAAGCCCTCGGAGTTGATTTAGTGAAAGTGGTGGAGGGATGAAACCAATTTTAGATATATGCTGTGGTTCTAAAATGTTCTATTTTGATAAAGAAAATCCTAATGTTGAATATTGTGATATTCGAGAAGGTACTTATAAAAATTTAGACCGTGGGAATGTCAGAATTACAGATGTTAAACCTGATACAATCGCAGACTTTAGAAAGTTACCTTTTGAAAATAACTCTTTCTACCAGGTAATTTTTGACCCACCACATCTTAAGTATGCTGGAGATAATAGTTGGCTCAAAGCAAAATATGGATGTCTTGACCGTGAGAACTGGGAAGCAGATTTAAAAGCTGGATTTTCAGAAGCATGGAGAGTTTTGAAATTAAATGGGACATTAATTTTCAAGTGGAATGATATTGATATTCCTTTAGCAAAGTTATATCCATTATTTCCAGCTCAACCAATATTTGGCCAGAAAAGACCTAAAAATAAAAAAGGAAAATATTCTCATTGGTTAGTGTTTATGAAAGTAGAGGATATATTGAATGACCGACAAACTAATATCGCTGGTCAATGACTGGTGGGGAGGGATTGAATGTACGAAAGAAAATCATTATATATCAAACCAATAAATGAAATACACGATAGTGGGTTCGAAATGTTAGAAGTTGGCTATGTAAATAATGAAGAATGCAAAGCCATAGGGCAATGTTCTGATGTTATAAACTTTGGTTTTTGTGGGATTGATGTTATGCCAAAAGATTTAAATATTGATGTGAGCCCAAACGGAGCAATAAATATTTGGTCATTTAATGAGGAGCTTGAATGGAAAAGACCGATTTTATCTAATGCTCAAGTGATTGTTAAAAACAAGGAGGGCAACCAATGAAACTTTTGTGTAAGCTGTTCGGGCATAAGCCTGAACTATACGGTAAGGATTTAGTATGTGTTCGATGTTTTAAAGTTTTTAATTCCAAAATTATCAACCGCTCAGACCTTGACGAGTCCGAGAACGTGTTCCCTGAAAAATGGCTTGATAAACATATGGATTGAGGTGGAGATGAAAAAATTTGAATTATATAGCGCAGAATTCGTTAGCAAATATAGAAAACCTAAGTGTGTAATGAGTATTGTTGAAGCTAATAGTTTAGCAGATTTAATTCAAGAAATAGAAAGTAATGCAGGTTGGTACACTGCTGACAACGGAGCTTTCAAAGTTGCCTATATCGAGGAGGTTGTGGAATGATGTTTGAAACAGTGAAATATTATGGAGAAGGAATTAGCGGTAATATTGTTGAGCGGGAAACCCCTTATGGATTCTCACGAATGAAACATAAAAAACGTACTAAAAAAACAGTTTCTCAACCGTTGACTCTTGATGATTTTAAATTGATGGGGGAAATAGCTGGTAAAGCAGCAAAAGCTTTTGCCGAAGGATACATAGAGGGAATCAAATGACAAATAAAAACGAAAACGGGAAGTTAACTAATTTTCTAATACAAGTACTGACAGCAATAATCTTAATCGGAATTTGTGTGATTGTTACTGGACTGATACTTCGAGTAGTTCGTTTTATATGGTTCGGATATTAAATACAAAAAAGCCCGAACTGACTAAATTCGAGCGAAAGTAAAACCAAAACTGTTTGTTTTTATGATCTTACAAATTATATCATACTGAGCTAGGAACTCGCTAAACTCAACTGGAGGAGAAAAATGATTGCAAATATAATTATCATAGCCTACGTGCTATTCCTAATTCTTGGCCTGTTCGTTACACCTTACGCAATTGGGAAGCCAAGAAGTCCAATAAGTGTTGGGACCGCAACCTTTAATATATTATTTGGGATTGCGTTTCTAATCTCATTATATTTTAAATTAATTAATTAAACAAAAAAGCCCACGGCAATGGGCTTCGGCAACTGAATTTCTAACTTAATTATACCACAAAAGGAGAATTTGATGAATGGCTGATAAGTTAGATATAATTATTGGAGATTACTTGACAGGGAAGTTAGCAGCAAATATCAAAGCTAGAGAACTTGATTTAAGGGCTAGAAAACCTACAGATAATCTTGGAATTAGAACGCAATCACTTGGAATAGCACCACAAGAATCAGAATTTTTAAGAGTTGAGGAAGACGAACTTAATGGTATTCTCGGAAAAATGAAAAGGCAAAAAGAAATACTTGATATGTTTTGGGATGTAGAGTGTAGTGAGACGAAACAAGCTTTACTTCTTCATTATCAGCAAAGAATGACATGGTACGGAGTAGCTCAAGAGATGTTTGTAGGTGTTACTACATTATGGCGCTGGAACAAATCTTTTAAAGAAATGATTAGACCTTATTTGTAAGTTGTAAAATCGTGAAATGTTTTTGAATGATTCGTTGAATTTTACCCCGTGTTTTAAGTGGTATACTTATATCATGGTTTAAGACGACGAGCCAATACTCATAATTCTCCAAGTGATAAAAACTGCTAGAAATAGCGGTTTTTTTGTGTAGATTTTTAGAAAGGAGGAGAAATGGCAAAAGCTAAATATGAAGAATGGATTTTAGAAGAAGGTTTACTCAAGATTCAAGGTTGGGCAAGAGACGGCTTAACAGAGGAGCAAATCGCTCATAATATGGGGATTGCTGTTTCAACTCTGGGTAATTGGAAAAAAAGTCATCTGGAGATTTTGGAGGCCCTAAAAAAGGGTAAAGAAGTTGTTGACATTCAAGTCGAAAATGCTTTATTAAAACGTGCTTTAGGTTATGAATTTGTTGAAGTAACTAAAGAGTTAACCGAAACAGGATTAATAGTAACGAAAAAAGTCACTAAACAGCAAGCACCAGACACAACCGCGGCTATTTTCTGGCTTAAAAATCGTAAGCCAAATGAATGGCGTGATAAAAGAGAAACACAAATTTCTGGTGACATTGGGGTTCGTAATCCTATGCAAAACCTAACGGAAGAAGAACTTCGGAGGTTAGCAAATGGCATTGATGGAACATGATATGAACAAAATCCGTGAAGAGGCCCTTAAAGAGCTTGCTAGAAGAAATTATATTGATTATTTCTATTATGCTAATAACTGTACTTTTGTGCCGTTAAGACATCAAAGGTATATTGCTCCTTATTTGCAACGAATATCAGACGGTGAGCGTCTTTTTATTATCGTTGAATTACCACCTCAACATGGGAAATCAACATTCATTACAGAATCTTTCCCCTCATATTATTTGATGAAGAATCCAGATAAACTTGCAATGGTTGTTTCTTACTCGGAAGAACTTTATAAGAAGTTTGGTAGAAAAAACCGAGAAAAGTTTAGGACTTTCAGCAAGGAATTATTTGATTTAGAAATCAGTTCTGATACTGCTAGTGTTTCAGAGTGGGGAATTGATAAACATTTAGGGCAACTTTACAGCACATCAATTTTAGGTGGAGCTACAGGGCGTGGTTCAAATTTACTTATTATAGATGACCCTATAAAAAATAGGGCTGAGGCGGAATCTAAAACTATTCGTGACAAAATATATAGCGAATGGCAAGATACCTTTTACTCCCGTTTATCTGCTGATGGTTCTGTTATTGTTATCATGACTAGATGGCATGAGGATGATTTAGCAGGACGACTTCTTAAAGAAAATAAATTGCCGTGGATTGAAATAAAAATACCAGCAGTTGCTGAAGAAAATGATTTATTAAATCGTGAAATTGGTGAATCTCTTGCCCCTGAAATCGGAAAAGATGAAGAGTGGGCAAGACAAACTAAAGAAGTGACTGGCTCCCGTGGTTGGGCCGCTTTATATCAACAAAGACCAACACCAGCTGGTGGGGATATTTTTAAACGGTCATGGGCCAAGTTTTATGTGCCTACACTCGAAATGAAAGTTAAATTAGGACTTGGTGATGATGTAAAAGTTATGCCAAGTCATTTTGATATTCAAATGCAGTCATGGGACTGTACGTTCAAAGATAAAAACACATCTGACTTTGTTTCTGGTCAAGTATGGGCGCGTGCTGGTGTCGAAAACTATTTGTTAGACCGTCACCATGAGCGAATGGGGATAGTTGATACAATGAAAGCTATTGAAGTCATGACAGCCAAGCATCCAGAAGCTATTGGAAAACTTATTGAGGATAAAGCCAACGGTTCTGCAGTAATTGAAATGCTACAGAAAAAAATAAAAGGTATAGTACCAGTAAATCCACAAGGTGGTAAAGAAGTAAGAGCGCAGGCAGTATCTCCTCTATGGGAGGCTGGCAACGTTTATTTACCACATCCACTATGGAAATCATATAGTGATGAGATACTTGATGAGTTAACAGCTTTTCCAAATGGAGCGCATGACGATGATGTCGATAGTATGACCCAGGCACTTGTCAGATTAGATAAAAGGCCAGTGCATACAAGAAGAGAAAATAGAACAACAGCATTTTAGGGAGGTGATAAATTGACATCTAAAATTATTAGTGGTGGGAAATCTGGTGGAATTCCAAAAGGTTTAAAGAAGCAGGATGTTATGGCGGATGAAAGCAGGGTATTAGCTTCTGTTATCAAAAGCGAAAATGGAGAACAGAGTTTTAGAAGAGATTTAACTTTAATTAGTCCTCCTTATGATATTGCTGCCTTGAGAGATGTAGTTGATAATAGTAATATTCTTAACCAATGTATTGAAGCTTATGCGACTAATGTTGCTGGATTCGGTCTTGACTTGAGATACAAAATGGATGATTCCAACGAAAATGAGGAAACAAAAGCAGAATGGGATATTCTTACAGAATTACTCAATGAATTAAGCTTTGAACGTCCACCTAAGGAAATCATCCAAGAAGTTATTCGTCAAGTTGAAGAATGCGGAAACGGATATTTTGAAGTTATTAGAAATGGCGTCGGTCATGTTGTAGGGATTGATTCAATCAAGCCTGAATTTATGACAGTTACCAAGCAGAATGTAGTCACTAATTACCAAGGTCAACAGATTAAGGTTAGATATTTTAATTATCGTGACAACTCAGATGATAGCTCCGTAAATTCTGGGACTTGGTTTAAGACTTATGGCGATACAACGCCACTTGATACGAATGGTTCTATCGGCAATGGAACAGCAACTGAAGTCATTCACATTAAAATCGGAGACTTTCAAAGCCCGTATGGCGTTCCAAGATGGATTGGACCGCTGATTAAAATTATTGGTAATCGTAAAGCCGATGAGCTGAATTATCGTTATTTTGTACAAGGTCGGCACATTCCTCTGGCAATCATGCTTGAAAATGCTCAACTTACACAAGCAAGTGAAGCGACTTTGAAGAGCTATGCTGATTCAATTGGTGGAGAAGAAAATCAACATAAATTTATTTTGTTAGAATCTGAAAAAGTTTCGCCAGGAGAAGAAGCGGCAGGCTACGGAGAAGATAAAAGCAAGCCGTCAATTAGAGTTGAGCATCTTGCTGATGTTTTGCAAAAAGATGCACTTTTTCTTGAATATGATGAGAATGTCACTCAAGCTGTTTTAGGAGCTTTTAGGCTTCCTCCAATATATGTGGCAAAGACTACTGACTACAACAGAAACACTGCTGAGACTGCCAAAGAATTGACAGAGGAGCAAGTTTTTCAACCTTTACGTGAATCTTATGCTTGGCGGATTAATTCTTTATTTAAAGAGTATGACCTAAAATATGTTGAAGTTTATCTTAAAGCTCCAAAAATTAAAAACATGGATGACGTTACCAAGTTTATTCAAGTTGCAAATTCTGCTGGGTCTGTTGCTCCAAATGATTTGCGCGGACCTCTATCAGAAGTGCTTGGCTTACCTTTAGAGAACTTTGAGGGTGAGGAGTATAATTTACCGACCAAACAGTCTAACGCTCAAAACGGGCTAAATTCTGATGATGTGAACCTATCTAAAGCCTATGGCACAGAAACAGGGGCAGATATAGCGGCAGGCATCCGTCAAATAATGCGGAGGGCGCGTGATGAATGATGCGGAATTAATTCAAAAATCGTTAGAACTATCAGCAGAGGAAAAAGAAGAGCTGATTAAGCTTTTAAGGAAGGCTGGTTTTAGCTTTACCGAAACTCTTGCTGATAATATATCTGATATTGAACAGGAATTAGAGGATATACTTCAGGAAGATTATGAGCAAGTTGCGCCAATCTTGGAAGAGTTAGCTCAAAAAGATAAAAAACCAAGTCGGAAAATGATTATAGCAGCACTTGCAGCTAGAGTTTTCATTAGTAAAATGTCCGAAAGAGTCAATCCCAAAATAAAACTTTCTTATGTAGCACTTTTTGATAAATTCAATAGCAAATATAAAGGAAAGAGTGAATTCAATCCTAAAAGCCGTCATTCAAAAGAAATTGATAAGTGGCTTAAAGGCTTACCGAAATTAATGGACCTAACTTCTAAAGAGAGGTTCATTTTTCTTGTCCAATCCTCGTATGACGAAGGGAAGGGCATTAAATGGCTAGAGCGTAACCTCTCTAAACTAGACGAGTTTGGGCATAGCAGAGCAAGAACTACATCAATTACTGAGGTTTTAAGGATGTATTCAGGTTCTCAGTATGAAGCGATGATGTCCAATCCGAACATAGTAGGAAAGGAATGGAGGCATACTAGTGGTATAGGAGAACCAAGAATGTCACATGGGCAGGCAGACGGAACAGTTGTTGCAGTTGATGATTTCTTTATTATTGATGGCGAAAGAGCGAGGTATCCAAGGGACCCTCAATTATCACCAGGTAATTCTATCAGCTGTCATTGTTTCATGAATCCTGTACTTGCTGACAAGTACACCAAAAATTAAACAGAAAGGATAAAAATGCGAAAGCTAGAAAATGTAAAAGTTACCCATGTTTCGTATGTTGACAAAGCAGCAAATAAAAAGCAATTCTTTTTGACTAAATCTGCTAGTGAGCCAACTTTTGAAACGACAGTAAAACTTTTAACAAAGTCAGATGACCCTCAAAAGCTAGTTTATGGAGTTGTTTATGAGCCTGATGTAGAAGATGCACATGGCGATTTTATGGACGCTGAAACGATTGAAAAAGCAGCACATGGATTCATGGAAGAATATCAAAACATTGATAAGCAACATGATTTTAAAACGAGTGCTGGGAAAGTTGTTGAAAGTTATGTCGCTCCAAGTGATATGACCGTAGGTGATACTGCTATTGCTAAAGGAACTTGGGTTCTTGTAACAAAAGCTACAGATGAACTTTGGGAGTCAATCCAAAAGGGAGAATTTACAGGATACTCTCTTGCTGGAACAGCAGAGGTTGAAGAAGTCAAGAAACAGACCACTGACAACTTCAATAACAGCAAAATGTATCGTGATATTAATGCTGCGCTTGATGCGTTTCGTTCTGCAACATGGAATATTTTGGATAACTACGCTGTTGATGATTCAACAAGGATTGAAGGTATCCAAAAAGAAATTAGTGAATTATCAGCATTAATTAACTCATTTCAAACAACACAACCACTTACTAAACAAGGACTAATCAGTACGGTTAAGTCTTTTTTTAATTTAAAAAAACAGGAGGAAGTCGAAATGACTAAAGAAGAACTCAAAAAAGCTCTTGGTGAAGCTTTTGCACCAATCAATGATCGTTTGGAAGCTTTAGAAAAAGCTACAAAAGACCCTAAAGATGAAAATAAAAACAAAACAAAAGAAGACGGGGAAGAAACAGCTATTGATGCGAAAGCAGTAGCAAAAGCTGTTTCTGAAGCAGTTGCTCCGCTCAACGAAAAAATTGAACAGTTGGAAAAAGCGCGTGTAAGTAACAACCACGAAACTTCGTATCAAACAAACGTTACTAAAGCAGAAGTAATTCCAAGCTATGTGGATGCTGCTTTCCCATTGGACTAATAGAAAGAGGATTAAAATATGAAAAACGAAGATTTACTCAAACAAATGGCTGCAATTACTAAAGCAGGGAACAATGTAACTTTACGTGACGACAACGCTCGTGCTTTCGTGCTTGATATGACAGGTAGCCAAGCAACGCTTGCAAAACTCCCTGTATACTTCGCTAAGTCAGGTACAGGTTCAATTGATAAACTCGGGGTAAAACGTCGTAATTTGAAAAAGCATCAAGGTGTAAACACTAAGCCTGATGGTACAGACATCAAAGAAGAAGCATCAGTTGACTTCTCTTTGACTTCGCTTTATCTTGATACGTGGATTGAAAATTCAAATACATTCTATACTGCTCGTACTCGTGGGCAAGATGTTCGTCAAGCTTTACTTTCTCTCATGCAAGGCCAGTTCGGTGCAGACTTACAAGACCTTGCCTTTAACGGAGATGAGGGTAGCTCTGATGTATTCCTCAAATTGAATGATGGATTCATTAAGATGGCAAAAGCTGATGCTTCTGTTAAATTGGACGGAACTAAACTTCCAACTATTCAAGAACTTACAACTGGTGTTGTAGGTAAAGTTGAATCTAAGTATTTGAACAGCTCGTTCAAATGGTTCATGTCCCCAGCTACTGCTTCACATTATGTGGCAGAAATTCAAAATCGCGAAACTGTTTTAGGCGATTCAGCAATTGTCAATGGTACTCTTACAAACATTGCAGGTTATGGTGTTGAAGTTGTTGACTCAATGGAAAATGATGTTGTAATCTTCACGCCATTTGAAAACTTGACCCAAGTTATTGGATTGAATGTGACTTTAACTACTGCTGCACAAGATTCAACTGCAGTTGCTAAACAAGCTACGTATCACTTCATGTTGACAGATATCGACTTTGTTATCCGTGAAAATAAAATGGTTGGTATTGTTACGGTGACACCCTGATGCTCCCCAAGAACCAACTGGGGTAACGTTGGATAAGACAACAATAAGTTTAGTTGTTGGGGGTACTGAAACATTGACAGCTACTGTCCTACCAGAAGATGCTGATGACAAAACAGTAACCTTTACTTCTAGTGACCCTACAATTGCTACTGTCACTCCTAAACAAGGTAGTGTAGTAGGTAAAGCTGCAGGCACAACAAAAATTACTGGAACAACAGCTAACGGATTAACCGTTACATGCGATGTTACCGTAACTGCTGAATAATTCTGATAAAAGGAGTGGTTTGTGCCACTCTTTTTTTGGAAAGGAGGTCAAATGGAATATGTAGACAAAACTTACTATGATGAAACTTATGAAGGAGAATCACTAACAGATGATGGATTTCCGAAATTTAATAAACGTTCTCAGGATATCATTGATTCTTTGACAAGTTATCAAATACCTCAAATTGGATTTGATAATTTAAAAACAAATGTCCAAGAGTTAATTAAAAAGGCTGTTTGTGCTCAAATTGAATACTTCAAAGTTGAAGGTATTGAGTCAAATATAAACGGCGTCAGTTCATCATCTCAAAGTGTTTCTATTTCTGGGTTTAGTTATTCTTCAAGCCAACCTTCTTCAAGTAGGCAAACAAATAGAGTATCCCCCAGTACATTAATGTATCTGGAAGGAACGGGTCTTTTAGTCAAGAAGGAGGTAAAAATAAGTGTTATTTGAACCAATCCCGAAAAGAATGCTAATTCATGAAGTAACCTACACAGAACCGCCAAACGGTGGCGATGGTTCTATGGGAGGTGGCTCTAAGCCTAAAAGTACAGTAATTAAGAATGTACGATTTACTCCAACTCGAAAGAAAGTGACTAAATCGGATAATACAGAAGCTTATACAAATGGTATTCTGTTTATTGATTCAGTAAACTCTAGCCCTTTCATTGAAATTAATGAGGGAGGAAAAATAACTTTTAAAAATAAGAAGTTGAATATTATTGGCTGCCTTGAAGCTTATACTGACCAAGAAACCCCTCATCATTTGGAGGTACAGTTACAATGAGTGTTAAATTTAAAGGAAACTTTAACCGAGTTGATAGAGCAATTAAAAAAGCACTCAATCCAACAAGCGTAGAGTTTGCTAAAAAAGCCAATAAGTATGTCAAAAAAGATACTGGAGCAACTGAATCGAGCGTTTGGAGCGCTAGTAATTTTGATAAAGGGCAAGTTATCTGGGATACAGATTATGCTGCTTATGCTTATTATATTGGTACCCCATCTAGGGAACATAATCCAGATGCCGAGCAGAGGTGGGGAGAAGTTGCAAAGTCACGAGACATGGAAGATATTAGAAGAGTTGCTCAAAATGCTATTAAGGAGAATCTTTGATGGATATATTTTCAGTTCTTTCTAATCGTTTGCGAACTTTACAACTAGAAACGCCACGATTAACCGATAACGACCGCCAAATTATCCAAGAGGATAATCCTCCACAAGATAATGAACGTGACATATCGCTTCAATCTGTGGCGTCTGGACAAGGAACAAAAGACCTTTCTCTTGGTAGGGAAATGTCTTTTTTAGTCCAAGTCACAATAAAAAACACTGACCAATTGCAAGCTTACAATGATGCATGGAAGATAGCTAATGATTTTGATAGATTACCTCGTTATGAAAATAATGAATTGGTAACTCTTGAATCAGGAAATGGCTCTTTTTTCTTTGATTCTAGTTCAGTTTATACTCAACCAAGAAATCTTGGAAAGCAAGAACATGATGCTTATCTTTATGTTTTAACGCTTGCACTAAATATTAGAAAATAAGGAGAAAAAGTAAATGACTTATACAGGATTTGCCTTAAATTACCTCAATAAGTACGAAATTGGAGAAGCAGGAGCTGTTGACCCTATCACAGGTAAAGTAAAAGCACCTACTCAACTTTATGAACTAGCAGAAGGCATTCAATCTGTCGATTTAAAAAATGATGAAGATTCATCGGATTATTCTTACTACGCTGATAAAGGCGGTAAGCAAACGAATATTTCATCTGTTTCGACAAGCTATGCATTTAAAGGTCACCGTCGATATGCTGATAGTGATGCACAATCGTTTATTCGTGAACGACTTGCTAAAACAGGTCAAGACCGTGTGGTCTATTTCAAACATACAGAACCAGATGGACGAATTATTTCTGGTAATGCCACTCTTTCAGGAATCGTTCATGGTGGTGGGGATGCCGGTGAGCGCGGTAACTTTGAAGCAACTGTCACTTTCAATGGATTGCCAGATGATTCAAAACCAACAACGGGTGTGTAATACATACATAAAGCTAGAGGGGATTCCTTCTAGCTTTTATTTTTTAAGGAGAAAAAATGGCAAAAAAGCAAAATGAAATCGTAGTTGAACTCAAGAAAAACGTCATCCCTACTCGTGTTTTTGGAATCAAGTTTGAAATTAAAATGGGTACTCGATATTTAAAAAAATATACAGAAGAGCTTCCTAAAATTAATGAGCAAATTGAGAGCAAGCGAAAAGAAGTCAAGATTTTAGAGGATAAAAATGACATTAAAGCATTATTTGAATTGCTTGAGTTCATTAAATCAAAAATTCAAGAATACACAGATTTAATTTTGGGTGATGGTGCTTTTGAAAAGCTCTATGATGTTGCAGATGAAGATTTATTTGTAGTTGAAGAAGGAATGCGTCAAGTAACAGAGCAGTTCCAATTGATTCAAACAAAATCTAAAGCTCAATCATTTATTGACGGTAAAAAACGTTAAGACAGGAGGCTTTACATGGTACTTTCTCTTTCATGGAGTCAGCCAGATGTAATTGAAGCCAAAACTGCTGATTATGAAGTTGTAATGGATTTTTCACGAGTTCTGAGGTTATTTGAGCTTTATAAGCAAGATGATATCGATGTATCTGAAAAACTGTTCATTACCATTGAAATGTTCTTTTTAACGCCTATTAATGAGATACCAGAGGAAGACTTTCAGCTAATACTTGAAGGATTAACACAAAAGATAATTGGTGATAATTCTAGGGAAGAAACAGTTGAGAGGGATATGAAAGGAAATATCCTCGAAGAAGAGAAGAAATTTTATGACTTTGAGGAAGACGCTGATTATATCTTTGCTTCATTTATGCAAGATTATGGAATTGATTTAATAAAAGAGCGTGAGAAATCCAATTATTACTGGAATAAAGTTCAGTCTGGAAAGATGTCGCTTGAAAAATTTAGAAATCATACCATGAGTTGGGATAAGTTTAACGCTCTCCTAACTGGGTTGTCGGAAACTTCTAAGTTTAGGCGCGTGATTGAAATTCGGCAAATGGAAATTCCTGAAAATGCTACTGAAAAAGAGCGTAAAGAAATCAAAAAAGCTAAAAGTGCAGTTGCTCTGAAATCAGACCGCGAAAAAATTGAATTCGAAATGATGGATTTAAAAGAGCAACGGGAGTTCATGAGAAGAAAGGAGGAAGAATTAAATGGCCAATGATGGAGCAGTAGTAATTGACGTCTTGTTAGATAGTGCAAAGGCAATGACTGAATATAATAAATTAGGTTCGGTCATGTCTGGAACTGGTAGCAAAATAGGCAGTGCTTTAAAAGCTGGAACAGCTGCAGCAATTGCTGGAACAGCCGCAGTCGGTGTTGCAGCTGTTGGGATTGGTAAGCAAGTTCTTGCCTCCTATGCTGATTATGAACAGTTAGTTGGTGGTGTTGATACTCTTTTTGGCAATGCTTCTAAAACAGTACAAGGATTTGCTGATAATGCATATAAAACAGCAGGACTGTCAGCTAATGCCTACATGGAAACTGTAACAGGTTTTTCAGCCTCTATGGTTGCATCTCTTAAAGGAGATACTGCAAAGGCTGCTGATTACTCTAATCAAGCAGTTGTCGATATGGCAGATAATGCCAATAAAATGGGTTCAAATATCGGTGATATTCAGAATGCTTATCAAGGTTTTGCAAAACAAAACTACACAATGCTTGATAACTTAAAGCTTGGATATGGTGGTACTCAAGAAGAAATGAAGCGCCTCTTATCAGACGCTGAAAAATTTTCTGGACAGAAGTATGATATTTCTAGTTTTGCTGATGTAACCCAAGCTATTCACGTTGTACAAACGCAAATGGGCATTACGGGAACGACAGCAAAAGAAGCGGCTTCAACTATCAGTGGTTCAATTGATAGTACAAAAGCGGCTTATGAAAATCTGATTACTGGTCTGGGTAGTAGCAACGCTAATATCAAACAATTAGTCGATAACTTAATGGGTTCTTTGACTAATGTTATTAACAATATTACTCCTATTATCGGAAATCTGATAACTGCATTGCCTCCCGTTATTACAGGTTTATTGGGGGCAATTGCTAAACTTCTACCGACAGTATTCTCTACAGTTTCATCACTTTTTGGAACTTTGCTGACTACAATAGTGAGTCTTTTGCCAACAGTTATTCCTTCTTTTACAGCAGGAATAATTTCATTGGTAAATTCAATAATTACTATAATACCTAGTATTATTCAAGCTGGGGTTAATATCATCATGAGTTTAATGCAAGGTATTGTTGGAGCTACTCCTCAGCTTACCTCAGCACTTGGTCAAGCAGTTCAATCGCTTATTGGTACATTAGCTCAAAGTGGACCACTTTTAATAATGCAAGGAATATCCATGATTGCGGGGCTAATTGATGGAATTTCTCAGCAAATACCTGCTTTGATTCCACTTCTGACAAATGCGCTTTTAGAAATGGCTCAATCACTTGTCAGCGTACTACCATACTTAGTTGGTGTAGGTCTTAAATTAATCCTAGCAATCGTACAAGGCATAAGCGCTGCATTGCCTCAATTAATCGCAAACTTTCAAGCTATGATTCCTCAATTGATTACAATTTTGACGATTAATATTCCCCAACTTATTGATATTGCTGTTCAAATCGTTTTAGCTCTAATAAATGGATTTGTAACCGCACTTCCTCAATTAATGCAAATGTTCACAACGTTATTACCTCAAATCATTCAGGTTATAATGACAACTTTACCTCTTTTAGTTCAAGCAGCACTTCAAATAATTATGGCGTTGGTTGAGGGTATTACAACTGCTTTACCAATGCTGATTGATTCATTTACAGCATTAATGCCACAGCTCGTTACTATTATCATTGTTAATTTACCTACTATTATTCAAGCGGCTATTAAAATAATTCTTGCGATTGTTGATGGTATTGCGCAAGCATTGCCATCGTTAACTCCAGCAATTGTTCAGGTTATATTGATGATTGTTAAGACAATTATTAATAATTTACCATCAATTATTATTGCTGCTATTCAGATTTTGGTAGCAGTTGCCAGCGGGATACTTCAAGCTATACCAAAAGCAACAGGGGCAATAAATAATATGATAAATGCTTTGCTGAGATATATCGCTTCATCTATTGGAGACTTCTTAAGCAAAGGTGGACAAATCATTGGAAGCTTTGTAAATGGTATTATTAGCGGCAAAAATCCAGTTGATGTTTTTAAGAATTTTATAAAAGATATCGCTGGGCTATTTGGACTAGATACACTTTATGAACAAGGTTCCGCAATCATTAGCGGATTTTTTAATGGTTTGAAAGACAAATTCGAAGATGTTAAGAGCTGGGTAGGTGGTATTGGTAAATGGATTTCAGACCATAAAGGGCCACTTCCATATGATAGAAGATTGTTGATTCCTCATGGTGGAGCGATCATGGCAGGTTTGGACGAAGGACTTCAAGACAAGTTCAAAACAGTTCAAGCTAATGTCTCATCTATGGCCAATAAACTTGCTAATTCATTTACAGGGGAATTACCTTCTCTTGATAAAGCGTTGAATGCTACTGTCACAGGTTCTAGCACATTTATCCAATCACAGCAAGCTAATTCAAATAGTTCTAGTCTTGCTTCGAAAGTAGATAGAATGGCAGATAAAATTGATGAAATGAACAAACGAAAAATCATCTTAAACGTCAACGGTAAACCTTTTGCCGAGGCTACTTATGATGATTTTAAAAAGGTTTCCGATAAAAAGACCACTATCGCAAATTTATTAGATTTTTAAGAAAGGAGAGTGGATGTTTAAAGTCAAATATGGCGAAGATTATTTAACGGACTATATTCGATTTATTAAAGTAAATCGGGGAGCAGGAACCGAAAACGATCTGTCAGTTGAAGATAACTCAGGAATTGGCTCTAAGGTAATAAAAACTAGAAGAAAAGCTAAAGAAATCTCAATGACTTTTCATGTTATTGATGGTCTTGATGTTAATGTTGTGCGAGAAAAACTAGGAAAAATTATTTCTACAACTGAGACAAAGCAGTTAATATTTAGTGATAATCCTAACTTTTACTATGAGGCTATTCTAACTGGAACTATCGAATACACCGATGACGGTTTTAATGCTGATGGGGGCTTTACATTACTTGTTCCAAGCGGTTACGCAGAATCAGTCGATACTAAAGTATTGAATAATGATAACTCAGGCGGTGAAAATGGAACCATCATAAATAATGCTGATAACTCAGTTTCGGTATTGATTAATAATAACGGAACCTTGCCTATCTATCCCACAATTAAAGTCACTCCAACATCTGAAACAGGCTATTTAGCCTTTGTTGGTCAGAATGGAATCCTTGAAATTGGTAATCCAGATGAAGCAGATACAACTACAGCTAAAAGTCAAAAGCTGGTTTGTGATTTTAAAACTAAGTCTGATTTTGAAACTAACTTTGTTCCAGATACAAGCTGGACGACTTCATGGCCAACAAATCTTGAGGGAATGCCTTTAAATAGTACGATTGCTTGGAAAGATGATGGGATTCGAATTGCAGCAATGGCGCAATCTTCGCTTTGGAACGCAGGAGTTTTAAGATATGAAGTACCTAAAGATGATTTGGGTAATTATGTTAAAGATTGGCATGCTAATTTCAATACGCTCTATATTCAAAAGAACCTTGAACAGTGTGGCAGATTCCAAATTCATTTTGCGGATGAAAACAAACAGCCTCTTGCTTGCTTTGAAATCTATAAAGGGGGTGTTGGTGAAAATGCAAGTTTGAACTTTTGGCTGATTGGTGGAGATAAAAAATTGAAGCTTTTCAAAAATCATACCTTCTCAGCGACAACTGGAAAACCAGATAAAAATGGGTCTCCACTTTTTGCTGCAAGTCATGGAGGACAAGCCATTGTTAAACAAGGCAATAAGATTTCTTTCTATTGGCGAGGTGCTGCAGAAACTTATCTTATGGGCGATGGTTCTGCATCTACCAAACTTGCTTATGTTTATGTTGTGATTGGGAAAAGACGATATTATCAAATGGTTGCAGATACAAGTCTTAGATCATTTAAACTCATGAATCTAAACAATGAGTACACTGTGGATATTCTTAATAAGTATCAACCAGAAGATGAAGTAAAGGTTGATATGGAAAAATCAAAAATCACAGTTAATGACTTAGGGGCGAACTCAGACTATATCACGGGTTCAGAATTCTTTTCAATTCCTCCAGGAGCAAGTCAAAAACTAGATATTGTGTATTCAAATTTCACAAAGACCCCACCTAAAGTTGAAATCGAGTGGAAGGAGCGAATCTTATAATGTTAATCTCAATTCATGACCACACTTTAAAACGGGTTGGTTTTCTCAGTAATGATGATTCAGAAACCCCTGATTTTAAAGATGATAATTTTCATCGCTACTTAGCACAGGGGACATCAACTTTTGATTTCACGGTTAATAAAATAAAAAATGGAGTAGTCCAAGATTATGTTCAATTGCTAAATGAGCGAGCTTATTTCAGCTTTCAGTATGAGGGAGAAGACTTTCTTTTTGATTCTGTCATTGTCGAAGAAGATGATGACAAAATTACTTTCAATTGTCTAACTCTTAATCTTGAAATGCGAAATGAAGAAGTTAAAGCTTTAACAAATA